ATTATATGACAAAATCAGAAAAAATGCTCAAATGGTGGTCAGAAAATTTAGTCGAGTTTCGTGATAATTTTGCTATTGTAAATACAGTGCGCATGGATAATAGTAAAGAATATCGAATAAGATTAAAAGACCAGAGAGCCCAACTAATTATCTTACAACCGGGACAATCGGTTGAAAAAGATATTATAGAAAAATTATACGACGAGTATAATCCCTAATACTAAAGTACGATATACTAACGATAACCCAAAAGGAGTTAAAGTTAGTGGATATCATACAGCTGTATCTACAGGATATTAAAAAATATCCAACACTAGAACCAGAAGAACAATTAGCGCTATTTCGTAAATACAAAGAAGGCGATTTAGTTGCGTATGAAAAGCTGATTCAATGTAATTTGAAATACGTAATTAGTGTAGCCAAAAGTTATGCTAAAACAGGTACCGACTTAGAAGATATCATTTCCGCTGGTAATGAAGGCTTGATAAAAGCCGTTCAGAATTACAATCCGGATAAAGGATATAGATTCACAACATATGCAATTTGGTGGATTCGTCAAAGTATTTTAACTGCGGATGCTGAGTTAAAGAACTTGATTAGAATTCCAAGTAATAGACAGGTGGATATGCATAAAGCACGAAAACTTGAAGATCGAAAAGTTCAAGAACTGGGCCGCTCTTTATCACAAACCGAACTTAATGAATTATCATATTATGATAATACACATCTAACTCAATTAAACAATACGGTAAGTTTAAATGATTTGGATGAAAATGATCATGAAATGATACATACATTTTTGTATCCTGTTGATGAATCAATTGATCAAACAATTGATCAAGAAGCCTTACGAGAAAGTGTAAATGAATTATTAGCCGATTGTAGTTTTAAAGAAAAAGACATTCTAACACTTTATATGGGGTTAGGTGACTTAACACCTCTAACTTTAGAACAAATTGGTAAATTATATAATTTAAGTCGTGAACGTATACGTCAAATCAAAGAATTAACGCTAAAAAAATTGAGAGAAAAAAAGAAATAAATGATACATTTTGTAAATACAGCCGAGGGATATCACAAAGCTCTCGGCTATTTAACTGAATGTAACTTACTTGGAGTAGATACGGAAACCACGGGGGTGGATCCGTATCTAAGCCGAGTTTTGTTACTACAAGTGGGAGATGAAAACCATCAATACGTTTTTGATGTGTTTCAACTCCAACGTTTAGATATAGATTTTAAAGAAATAAAACAATTACTGGAAAATCCTTTATTAACAAAAATTGGTCATAACTTATTGTTTGACTATAAGATGTTAAAAGTAAATTTGAATATTGAATTAGAACATATATTTGATACTATGATTGCAGAATATTTGTTAACCAAAGGTGCAAAATTACAAGGCTTTGGATTGGCAGATGTGTTAGATAAATATGGTATTGAAAAAAATCTGAGTAAAGAAGAACGAAAAACTTTCTTAACTCATTTACCGGGGACGGATTTTACCGTCGAACAAATTAAATATGCGGGTAAAGATGTTGAAAATTTAATTCCATTAGCTCGACAATTGCATAAATTACTTATACGAGACGGTATGGAAGAATTGATGGAATTAGAAAATAATACCGTTTTAGTTACAGCCGATATGGAACTGGCTGGTATTTGTTTAGATAAAGCTGAATGGGAAGAACTAGCATTACAAGCAGCGATCAAACGCAATGAAGCAAAAGATAAGTTATTAGAATATCTGCCCGAGGATTTTGATCCTATTAATTTGTTGCCTCCCAAACAAAAAGAAAAGATTCAGAAAAAGCAGGATAAACAAGAAAGCCTAGCACTGGATATTAAGGCAACGATTGAAATTAACTTTAGTAGCCCCATACAAGTTGCAGGGTTTCTTACAGCAATTACTGGAAAAGAACCTCCTGATACAAATGAGAAAACTTTATATAAAATTTATACAAAGTCAGACGGAAGTCTTGAACCAGTGGTTAAAGCACTATTAGATTATCGTGAAGCGGACAAATTAGCTACAACATATGGAATGAATTTTTATGATGAAAACATTCATCCTATAACAGGAAGAATTCATAGTAACTTCATTCAATTAGGAGCGGATTCAGGACGCTTTGCTAGTAGAAATCCTAATATGCAAAATCTACCCGCTGTTACAGTCAAATTAAAAGATGACCAGGGAAATGTTATAAAAGATAAAAATGGTAAAGATATTGAATATGCTCCTTACCGTACGGCTTTTAAAGCACCGCCTGGTTATAAGATGATTTGTGCAGACTTATCACAATTTGAATTACGAGTTCTAGCTGAACTTTCAGGAGAACAAAGTTGGATTGATGTTATGAATGATCCAAATGGAGATTTACATAGATATGTAGCTAGTATGTTATATGATATTCCAGAAGATCAAATCACAAAACCTTTAAGGACTATTGGTAAATCCTTAAACTTCGGTGAGGCAATATGAAAAACGCCGAAGTAAAACTCGTCAAAGTCGGGGAAACCGTATTAGATAATACTAACGGCAATCCCGAGCCAAGCGCCCCATTAAGCGAAGGTGTAGAGACTGGACGGCGAGTATGTATACGTTGTAACAAAGATTTAATTGGGCAACAAAGAAGATTTTGTTCACAAGCATGTGCTTCATATTGGCACCAACTGCAAAAAGGAAAATTTAAAAATCCTGGTGTAGGTAGTGGTGGCAATCAATGGGGTAAAAATAATCATGCATATAAAAATGGAATAAAAAACTTTTCTGAGAAAGCATTTGCATTATACGGTAAAAAATGTAACCGTTGTGGTTCACTTGACAATCTTTTAACACATCACAGAGATCATGATAGAAATAATAATGATCCTTCTAATTGGGAAGTGTTGTGTAAAAGATGTCATCAAATGCATCATTGTCAACGTGATCCTGAAACAGGACAATACATAAAGGGACAGTCCAAGTCCGAATGAAAATTCGGGTAACTTGGTAGCATATGGGGCGGGCCCCACTAAATTAATGGAAGTTTGTAATAAAGCTTTTACTGATTTAGGTATTAGTAAACAAATGACTTTTGATGAAGCTAAAATTATCTTAAATAGATACAGAGTAACATTTTCAAAAGTCAATAAAATTTTAGAAGATGCTGTTAAAGATGCTAAAGTTAAGCACTATGCCCTTTCGCCTCTTGATGGAAGAAGACGTTATCTGCACATTGATTGGAGTGATCCAGCAATGGTAGCTCATGCAGGTAATATTGCAAAGAATATGTTATGTCAAGCTGTAAATGCTAGCGTAACTAAACGAGCGTTGGTTAACATTCGTAAGCGTATTAAAGAAAGTAATTATGATGCTAAAATTATAAACACAGTGCATGATGAAATCGAAGTTGAGGTTTTAGAATCTCAAGCAGAAGATTTAGCTAAAATTGTGGAACAAGAATTTATATTAGCAGGAAAGTATTATCTACAGAAAGTACCAGTTTCAACAGAAGTAATTATCTCAGACAAATGGGAAAAATAATGTACAATTACCAATTTAAAGCCAGAAATCAATTAACACCATATCAAATAAAAAAGATACTAAAACACGTCCCCGAATGGGGGAATATTCAAGAATCTATCAGAGATGAAGGAACCGACGAACTATTTCTTTTAGCTCTTAATAATCGTCGCAGTATAGTTGGAATTAGTGTTATTTCAGCCTATGAGGATCGATACTCGTCAGACCCGGTTGATTTAAAACACGAGCTCAATATATTCGTTCTGCCAGATCATCGCAAAAAAGGCATTGGTCGAGGAATGGTTGAGCAAATTTTTAGACGTACTAAAATAAAAAAATTAAAAGTTCATCTCACCGATAGTGGTGAACCATTTTTTAATGCCCTAGGTTGTAAAGAATATTCTTATGCTCTCACGAAAGTTGATGTATTTTGGGATTCACAAACATTTCTCAATCCTCTGACTTTCCGTAATATTAGTATTAGAACAGCAAAACGTTTACCTGTTACACATCCGGCAAGAAGTATTGCCGAATATTTAACAACACAGCATTTCAAGAATCTTCACAAAAAACAAAAAGAAAGAAGTGATTGATGAATATGCAAAATGCGTCAGCGCATATCGTACAATGGCTTTTGGATTATGCCAAAAGAGCGGGCAAAGATACCTTCGTTGTCGGCATAAGCGGAGGAATTGATTCTGCACTGGTTTCCACACTTTGTGCAAAAACTGGTTTGAAAGTTCGTGCAATCTCAATGCCGGTGCATAGCAAACGGTCTCCTTTAGCCAATTCACATCTGGGTTGGTTGATTACCAATTTTCCAAATGTTGAAGTTGATGTCTCTGACATCGGAGATTCTTTTGAAATGGAAATTCAAGAGTATCGTCATCCTCTCGACGGCCTTCAGCGTGCAAATCTTCAATCGCGTTTACGCATGATACGTCTTTACTTGTATGCCGGTTCCTCTGGCTTAGTTGTCGGAACTGGAAATAAAGTCGAAGACGCAGGACTTGGCTTCTTCACCAAGTATGGTGATGGTGGCGTTGATATTTCACCTATCGGCGATTTATTGAAAAGCGAAGTGCGCGCAATGGCTGCATATTTGGGCATCGATCCACGAATCATTGAAGTCGCTCCGACAGATGGTTTGTGGGAACCAGGAAGTGGTCATGAAACAGACGAACAAGCTCTGGGCATGACATATGATGAAGCCGAACAAGCAATGGCTTTGAATGATAAGTATGAAATGGTTAAAACCATGTTACCGAATCATTCAATTGATCAATTTATTGAAGTTGAGAAGCTTACGGATAAGCAAGTTTCTTTGCTCAAGAATTTCTTGGGATGGCACAACGCAACGTCGCACAAAATGAACATGCCGCCGGTATGTATCATTCCGGAGAATCTTCGTGACTAAGCCGATTATTAGAAGTTTGCTAGATACAGACTTCTATAAATTTACAATGGGAAGATATATACAACAATATCATCCCAATGCACAAGTTCGTTTTGAACTCATCAATCGTTCTAAACATGTACGATTGGCGGATATAATTCCTTGGAGTGCAATTTCTGAACAACTTCGTGAAGTCCGATCTTTACAGTTTAATCGTTCGGAATTACACTGGTTACGAGGGACAAACGAATATCAAGACCGTATGTTTCCTGAAACATACCTTTCACATTTGGATAATCTGGTTCTGCCAGAATGGGATCTGTCACGCAGTAGTGACGATAACTATATAATCCGAGTATCCGGTCTATGGAAGGACGTAACATACTGGGAGACATATATTTTATCCATTGTAAATGAGTTACGATTTCATTATCTAACTCATCGCTTAAGTTTGCTGGACTTGGATGCTATAAAAGCTAAATCTATTATTCGACTAAAAGAAAAAGTGGATATTTTAAAAAAATATCCACAGATTACTTTTAGTGATTTTGGAACTCGCCGGCGAGTTTCTTATGACTGGCAGTACCAAGTCAACGAATATTTAGCCAATGAGCTTTCAGGGCAATTCTTAGGAACCAGTAATGCTAAGATTGCAATGGATTTAGGTTTATTGCCTATGGGAACTAATGCACATGAACTACAACAAGTTGTTGTAGGTCAATGTAGTGGTAGTGCATCTCGTATGCAAGAAGCCTTAAAAGAATTCGGTAAAACATGGGCAACCATGTATGGTAAAGGCTTAAGAATTGCTTTACCCGACACATTCGGAACAGATGCATTTTTAAAATACGGACCAACCGATCTACCACAATGGAAAGGTTTTCGTCACGATAGTGGCGATCCGTATGTTTTTGCCAATAAGATTATCGATTGGTATAAGCAGCGCGGTGAGGATCCTAAACAACACATAATCATTTTCAGCGATAGCCTCACCGTTGAAACTATTGTGAAGTTGTGGGAAACTTTTCATGATCAAATCCAAGTCACTTTCGGTTGGGGTACTGATCTCACTTTTGATTTAGGTGGTGAGATTGCCCCTATTTCTATAGTTTGCAAAGTGACAGAAGTTGACGGACACGCAGCTGTTAAACTCTCCGATAATATTGCAAAAGCTGTTGGGCCTGCTCTCGACATTGAATATTATAAGCAGGTCTTTGGATACACTAATACGTATTCGCAGCTATGTCGAACTTAAGAGAGGGGCGGATTTATTCCGCCTCTCTTTTTTTTTAAACTAATAAGGAAATAACTTGAAACCAAATGTTATTTTTGTAGGTAAGATGGCAAGTGGAAAAAGCCACGCTGCCAAATTTCTTATTGAAAAATATGGATATACACATCTTTCATTAGCAGATCCAATTAAAAAAATTGAAACTCTATTTGAAAAAGCATCAAATGGAGAATTTAAAGATTCGGATTTTTCTGATAAGTTGTGGTATGAATTAGGTGAAGGTGAAATTATTAATAACAATGAATTTTGGAAATTTGTTCAATTACTAAGAGAACAATTACCACAAATACCGTTGGAAACACCAAAACCAAGACAACGTTTGCAGTTCATTGGAACGGAACTGGGTCGTAAGCAGATTGATCCTGAAATTTGGATTAAGATTGCTATACGTAAAGCTAAACGTAATTTGAATACTCATTATGTTTGCGATGATGTTCGATTTTTAAACGAATTTGATCATTTTACAAACAATGGATTTAAAGGGCTCAAATTACTTGTATCCCCAGAAACACAGATTGAAAGACTGCAAGTATTATATAATATGTCTTTAGAAGAAATTAAAACAGCTTTATCTCATGACTCTGAATTAGAAGTAGATTACATTATTACTTCTCCAGAGAATTATATAAATGCAGATCAATCCTTAGTTAAGATGTATAAAGAAATTGAACAAAAATTAGGACTTAATCAATAATATGCGAATTGCAATAGATTTAGATGGAGTTGTTTTTCAATTCATCGACACGTATCTTCAATTCATCAACGAAACTCACAAGCTAAATATCTCCCGAGAACAAGCTAAAGGAATTCACTTTATCCGAAATTTCGGATTCACTGAAGAACAAGATAAACAGCTTATGAGAGAATTTTGTTATCATGGTAAATTTAGAGATTTGCCATTGATTCCAGACGCATTATATAATATACGTAAATTGATTTACGAAAGTAAACATGACGTTATTTATATTACAAGTCGAGACCCTGAAGCTGTAGAAGATACATTTGTAGCATTATTTAATCTGGGATTAAATGGAGAAGTTCATTTTTCAGACAAGATTAATAGAAAAGCACATTTGATTGAAACGTTGGAATGCGACGTCATGATTGAAGATCGATGGGATTACTTGAAGGAAGTCAAAGAGCGTAATCCTGATGTAATCGCAATACTATTTAACTATGAAGATCAATTAGAACCACTTGATGATTGGAAACCTGATCATTATGTGACCAATTGGTCTGAAATATATAGTATTCTACAAACTGTGTAAAATAAAAAACCCGAGAAAAAATCCCGGGTTTTTTTTAACTTAAAATATAGTTTAAGCAGTTTCAGATTGTGATGTTGTAGCTGTAAATGATGAAAGTTTTGAAGCACGAAGTCTTACATTTTCAGTTACGACTGTCTGAGCAGCAATAACGTTCATATTGTGAGCTTCTACATAACAACGTTCTAATACAATATAGCCTTTTAAAATTGCAGCATCATTATATAGTAATAATGCTAAAGTAAAAGGTTTATTAAAAAACTCTGAAGCTAAGTTAAACCACATATCACCAGCAGCACTGGTTGCACTTCCATCACTAACACCTGGAGGGCTTGATGTGGTCTCAAATAAAGTTGAATCGAAATCAACCATATGAGCACCATCTGTGCCTCCTGTGGTGCCGGGCGTTTCAGTCGGATAAAGAACACGTAACAACGAATCTCCATCAAAAATAACGCGATTTAATGCGGCTTGTACAATAGTACGGCCAGGAATAAAGTACGATTCGCGAGAACCGATTTCAAATAACTGTTGTAAGTTTTTCTGCTGTGCAACAGTTACGTTTTCTGCTAAGCCAATTGCAATAAATTTTTCTAAGTCATTAGATTCATCTACTTCTGCACCATCACTGGTATTGCGTGCCTTTGCTGCTAACACAATACTTTCTGAAGAAATAAATCCACCACCACGTGAGAAAATATCATCTTGTACGTGGCCAACTCGGAAATCTACTTGCATTGCATTTCTAGTTCCTACTGCCATTTTTTATCTCCTATTAAAATGCCAATGTTACGCGGATGTAGTTAGCTGGATAGTATGGTTTAACCAATACTGACACCAACACAACATCACGCTGCGTATCATCCTGTTTTACAGCTTCTAAGACAAGATCAGCAATAATTCCAGCACGTTGTAACGTAACTTTTACTGCTTGAACAATTGTACTTAACTTCTGTAAAAAGTCTGGTGTAATATTATATCTTCCGATATACGGATCAAATGCATTACGAAGTGTTTTCGCTACATAATCCAAAACTTTAGTAATACTTAATTCACGACGTTCCACCGAACTCATGTCAGTCATTAATGAATGACGACAACGAATAGCACTGCTTGGATTACGTTGGTACATAATATAATTACCACCACCTGCAATAGTATCCAGTTGTGTTTCACTGAACCAATCACTTGAATACTTGACTTCAACAATATTACCAGCGATATTTAGATTAGTAAAACCTTGCTGTGGCGGATAACCGGCAATTTGTCCTGCAACGACCGCAGCCATTACATAACCTGGTACTGGATAGCGTACAGTGAAATAATCACCAATGTATGCATTATCTTTAACCATGCCTGACCAAATTGCTTGTGTAATTTCTGTTCCAGCGTAATATTTAATACCACTGCTTAATGTAATTGTTTCAATTAATTTCGCTTTTAGACCAGTAATTGGAAATGCGGTATTCATAGTCTTCATCATAGAATCAACATAAGTAGGTCTTAACTGACTAATATGTTTTCTTTCTTGAACATAAGCCATTGGAGGTAAGACATAAGTTACACGACGATTTGAAAGTTCGTATGCTTGTCCCGCATATTCATTTGCAACAGTTCCTTTAATTGCTGTATTAGTTAAATCTGGACTAGTTAAAGCCGGACGACTAATAACGGCAATACGTTCACGTTTCGCTTCTGGTGTTGAATATGTATTAACATGTGCAACAGTATTTGAAGCAACGGTCGTGTCTTGAGTCATTGGAGAAATAGCATAGACATCTTTTGCAGAAGCTGCAGCTAAAGCATAATCATAATCTGTTGTTGTATAACCACTTACGCCAAAAACGTAAACAGTTGTACCCGCATTGATTAACGCATTATATGCACCCAGAGCTAAAGGATTTTCTACACCAATTTTACCAATCTGTGTTTGAATAGCATCTATACCATCTAATTCGATATAAGTTGCACGATCTGAACGTAACATACGATACCCCACAACAACCTTGGAATCACTCCAATTTGTTTGAATATCGTAACCATTTACGCCTGTTCCAGAAATGGTAATACGGCCAGTACTACTATTAAAAGTAAATTCTTCTGTCCAAAGATGGTAAACTTTACCAGCATTAGCACCGCTTGCTGTGTAACGTGTACCGATCAAGTCAACATAAACACTATTTGCATCATATGTTCCTGCCGCAACGCTGTTTGGTAATGTAATAGTTACAGCATTGTTGGTGTAAGTATTACCTACAATACCACTAAACCACACATAACCAACATCCAGATAACCAGAAACATTTCGCGCGTTTGTGATTAAACCAGTTGACGTTAGTGTTGCAAGGAACTGACTGTCTTTGTTATCAGAAATTTCAGTTACGTAATAGCCTTCACCAAAAAGGAAAGGAAGTAAAGTGGGAGTTGGTACGTTTGGAGATAATGTTCTTTGCTGAAAGGTGATCTCCACACCTGGTTTACGATAAGCCATTTTTCAACTCCTCATTATTGAATAATATTTGTTTCATCTTGATTTAAAGTTGGTTTAGGTTTTCTTTTTAACATCTGATAACCTATTTGTCCAATCATTGAAGCTTGTCCAAGACGTGGGGATATACCCCATAATGCGCCCTGTCCTAAAGCATTTCCAACACGTGAACCCATTGATTGATCTTCGGAAGGCATAAGTGCAGTTGTAGCTGCGATACCCGGACCAGTCATGGCACCCATAAATAATCTACCTGGAATCGAACGTTTATACGCAACATCATTTTTTACAAAATGCTGTGAGTGTGTAAACTCATTCTTTAAATATTGCCCCGGGTTTTCCATAAACTTACCTAAGTTATGTAATCCCTCAGCTGCAATATGTTTAGGATTTAAAGAAGAAATAAAACCGTGACCATACGAAGATGGTTTATCGGTTAAACTTTTTTCAACTTTAAAACCAGGTTTTGCTGTGGAGCCCATTCCGCCCATTGTACGAATACCTTGTGCACCTGCGACTCCTTTTTCTGTTTCAGTCAGTGGTATAAATCGTTGTGCTTGGTAATTTTTTTCTGCCCAAGCTAAAGCTTTTGGCATAAACGGTTTTGCTGCAAAACCAAGTCCGGTTCCAGCAGCAGCACCCATTAAAGCACCACCCATAGAAAAACTTTGGTCTTGCTTCTTTTTACCGAATAAACCTCCGGTTAATGCTCCGATACCGCCAGTAATTAGCGGTAAAGGAACTGCAGCAGCGATTTTATAAATTTGTTCATTTGTCATTATGATAACATTCCCGAGAATCCACTAGTTGTTATTATCCATCCTGAATAAGTCGGTTCAGTTAAACCTCCTGAATAAGCATAAGTAATACCACTAACTAATCCGCTAAATTGAATTGTCTGAACTACTGGATAATATGAATAAACTGGATTAGAAAGATAAAATACCGTTGTTATTCCATTGATTCCCGATAGTGTCTCTGTTGTTGTAGCGAGTGTTGTATTGTGTAGATAAGTTACTGAAGCTGTTGATCCAGAAGGTAAAGCTTCATAAGTTGTTAAACGATTTCTAAAAACATCGTAGTCTAAAGCTTCATACCAATAATAAGAGATTCCACTAATTTGATAAGTAATTTTTCCTGCCGAACTTAAAAGCGGGGCTGGAGTCCAAGCGATGTTTTTGGTAAACTGTACAATAACTGGAACATTTACTAAAACGGAATTTACATCAACTAAGACATTACTTTCTTCACCAATCTGAATATTAGTTATTTGATGAATGCCATTATAACCTTTTAACGAATCACGAAAAGCTAAAATTGACAACATTGTAATATGTGCCAATTCTTCGGCTTGAACACCTGATTTAGACAAACAATTAATCACCACCGACCCCTCTAACAGATCCATGTATGATTCTAAGTTGTTATGCCATTGTCTGCTTAAACGCTGTTTTAACGATGAGAACATCGGTCTAACAGAATTTCTCGATAAAATTAATAGAGGTCTTTTTTCATTTGTTGGTCTATCAACACCGTTTTTATCCGCTATAATTATTCGAGTTTGTTTGTAATCTGAAGACCAGCGATAACGTTCGTCTACGGAAGAAGTCGAAAAATACTGTTGTAGGAAATTTAAAAAAACTCGTTTAATTTGTAACGTATAAGATTCCGGATATGACATTTATAGTTCTTCCCAATTAACGGTTTTTGTTAAATTTGTGTCCAGTTTTCCTATCCAATCCTCCCAAGATTTCAGATAATTTTGTTCAACATTTTGTAAAAAAGTTTCTGATGCTTCAAGGAAAGGTGACTTTATCCCTGCGGATTCGGCTTTTAAAGCATTGATAAATGCCCCGGGGTCCACATCAATAACTGGCTCTAACTTTATTCGTACAGACATTATACTACTCCTTAATATACGTAAACCACAGAAATTGTCAAGTTTTGATTAGTTATACCAAGCTTTGAGAAGGCGAGGTTTTATAGCATGGTAAATATCCTCTATACGGTGAATCAGCGGGTCTTTAGTTAGAAATTTATAGGCTACGTTTGCTTCACTTAGGTTGGGTATTCCGAAGGATTCTTGATAACTTAATTTTCTTGCCCTGTCAACATTTTTATAGGCTTCAGAAACGTCAATTGCGCGTCCTACAAGGCTTTCAGAAGGTTCCCCTCGTTTAACAGCCTTTAGAAGATTTTTAACCCCTGAGCGTAAAAAATCACTGTATAGATTTAAATAGGGTTTATTTATCTCAACCATCCAGCTCATATCCACGCCTTTAGGATCGGGAGCTTTAACCCACGTATTATTTAATACATCAAAAATTGATAACGTATTATCTGTATTTTCTAATTCGGTTCCCGATTCAACTTTTAAGGTATATGAAACAGGGTGTCCTTTAAAACTGTAAGTTCTAAAACTCTTCATTTTAGTTTGTAATAAACCGTAAGTTTCAGAGTCTGGAACGTGTTGTGCTGGAATGATAACATTCACATCAATATCAGTATCCGGAGTCCACTGATAACTTACACTACCGCCCAGTAAAAATACATATTTAACTTTGTAAAGTTCCGGACCTAAAATAGTTTTTAGACCTTTGATAATTGCTAATTGTGCGTCAGGAAGTAGAGTGTTAGTTGTAATATCAAATATATCAGGACACAGAGTTTTTCTAACCGGATCTAAAATACTGGAAGTTTTCTCTTTAGATAATGCTTCAGCTATTTTAGTTTTAGTAGCTTGTGGCATTCCGTTGAAAAGATCTTCAATATTTACAACAGAGGCACTTTTAACTTGATTAATATTAGGCAATCCACCAACCATTCCTGAATCACGATTTAATTCAGTTGAAAAAGTTGATTGTTGTTCATCTGAAGTTGGATTAGTTAAAAAAAGTTGTTGAAAAGTTGTTCGCTTTTTTGCAGCTGCTTGTTTACTATTCCACATTTCATAATCTCTAAATTCTTTAAGAATTGGCATTCGAACTTTCCCGGAACGAAGTTCCTCTTGTATGTAAATTTTTGCTAAACGATTACGATACTTTTCTGGATTCTGCGCAATATCTCGACGAAGTTCATCAGAGAGACCGCCTCCAACGCGTATATTAGGTTCTCCTCCTAATTCACGTGAAGCGTAAAAACCTCCGGCAGCACCCATTTGTTCAAGTCTTGAACCAACCAACGGCGAAAAAGGAGCGTGAAAATAGACATCTATGTCTTTTGTAATTTTATATTTTTCAGGAGTAGCTTCATGTAAATTGTACACTACTACACCTTCTTGAGACAACGGATGCTTACCGGATTTAACTTCGTCAAGAAGATTACTTTTTTCCACATAGGTACGTGCTGGCTGAACAATCTGTAGTTCAGGCATCTCTTGCTTTACACGTTTTAACAATTCCAGTTTTAAACTATATGGTAATTGAGAAACATCTTTACCGCGAAAAGTATCAATATCATAAATTAGATGAGTAAGCTTGCCTTGACTTTTCTGCATTTCACGAGAACGTCTGGTACCAGAGTTAAGTAAACCCCCAGTTTCTGCAGAATGTAAAGGACGTTGTGTTTTGGAATCAACGCCATATAACTCACCACGTAAAATAGTTTTACCTAAAGAAGTAGGTGATTTATATTTGTATAAATCGGTTTTGAAACTATGATCAATTAGTTCTGAACCTTTTCTTGAAGGTCTGTAACTAAATACATCAATTCTTCGATGAGGACGTAAACCAAATACAACATGTGCTCCATCTATTTTTGGAGCCATTAATGTGTTCTCATTGCGCACCCTATCCAAAACCTGAGACTCTGTTAACTCGGAGTAACTTCTCTTAAATTGAGGAATTTCAGGTCTTGTTTGATTGGTTGCTGTTGTATTTAATAACAACCAGTTTTGTCCAGTTGTTTTTACTAATGTATAGCGATTCACTCCAGATCCAGTATACTGAGCAAATGTAACTTTATCAGGACTTGATTCTAAAACTTCAATTTTATCTAAGGCTTCTAAAGCAACGCGTCCTTTACCATAACCTTTAGTTAAAGTTCCGGAAAACGTCATATAACCAAGATCGTGATCACCAGATTCCACCGCTAATACTTTTTCTCCAGGTTTAGGCATGCGCCCTTGAGGAATAGCCCATGAATGTGCTTTCCCTGTTTGAGGCATTGCTAAACGTAAATCAAGATGTTCTCCTGCACGTTCAGCATGATGTCTTTGAATTCCCATTGTTGCATCAAAAAATGTGTCAGTGGGAGGAGGAGTATTTATCTTTGGATTTGGTAATCCCTTAGCTACATACATTATTTCTTAGGTTCTTCTGGCTTTTTGTTTAATTTACCCATCTCTGATGTCAGGTTTTCAATTTTATTGTAAACGCTGTCTTTTTTTGCTGCTGGTGTGTGCATTGATTGACGAGCTAATTCAAAACTTCTTTGAAGAAGTTCTTCTTTTTTTCCTGCAAGCTTAATAACTGCCTGCGCTAATAATTGCATATTCATTTTATAAATCATCCTTATAAAGTAACATCTACAACATTACCAGTATTATATGCACCTACGTATAATGTAAAATACGGTAAATATAAAACTTTCTTTGTGATGATGTGTTTTTGTTTTGCTTGAGGTGTTGAAGTTACATATAAAGTATAACGTTCTTTTGGATCTACATCTACTTTAATACGAACATACGGAGTTGTACCTTTAGTACTGGTAATATCTTTAAAGATATAGACACCTTTACTATTTTTCAAAGACAGGGTATAATGATAACCTGTTAAACCATTTGCTGGTTGCATAGCCGGTTTCTGCCCCGCTACATGAATATATAGAGGAACTTTTGGAGCATTGTGGGTTTCAAAAGAAATCTTGATTGAATATTCCATTGCGAAAGGTTTTTCACTTTCAGGATATCCTTCAATTTTAATTTTGTTATCTTTATTTACAATATCTAAAAGTTGTGTGTAATTGTGAATCATTTTAATTTCCTTTGTTAAAATCTACCGCCGGTTTTTTTATCTATCCAAGAGTTCATTCTGCCTAAAAGAGAATTATCTATTGGTTTAGGTTGTCGTAACTCTTTTTTGATTAATCGTCTAACATCTCCACGCATATTCATAAGAGTACGTTTATCATCTTTATGATAAGCATTAACTAAATCATCTGGAAAAGAAGTTCCGAGTTCAGTGTGAACTTTTTGTAAAAATTGCTCTTCACCACGTTGCCAACCTCGTGGAATATTAATTGCTTTAAGCTCTCTTAGTACTGAGAAAAAATCTTTCATTTTAATTTCTTTCTTAAATAAAGTGGAGTCTTTTTAGATACACCAGGAATACTTTCTTGAAAATGTTCAATCGCATCATTTACTGCTGGAGGAACATTATTTTCTACATATTGTTTAGTACCAGTATTAGATTCATGTTCAGTGAGTTCAGCTTTTTTTTTGATTCTAGAAAATTTAAAAGATTTACTCATCGGAATCTTAGTATTATCTAAATTTTCACCAAGTGACCTAGGAATATCTATCGGTACAGAAGTGGTAACAGCTTCCTCTGAACGACTAATCTGAGATTTTTCACTTAATGGTAATCTTGGTTGAGTAATTTTTTTACTCTCTAAAATTCTTTGAAGTTCATTTTTATAGTGCTCACGCGAAATATTAAAATCTTGTTCTCCAGCGTGTGATATAAAATTACTTGTCTCCTTGTTACTTTTTAGTTTCAAATCTTCAAGTTTCTGAAGTTTTTGTAGATTAACTTTAATCGGCTTTTCATATACTGAAGTAACTGAACCAGTTGTTCTAAAGACATCTTGTACCGGTACTATTAATTTTGAACCTTGTTTCTCTCTCAAAGCATTTAAGAAAGTATCCGCCTCACGCTCTTTACTCTTACTTAAACTATACAAATACTCATCAACCGAACGTTGGCCGTGAGTCTTGCCTAAAGATACTCCTAAAAATTTCTTTTCTTTTTCAGGGAATACACTTAGGTAAGTTTTAACCTTAACTTCACGATTTGGATCATCTCCACGACGAATACCTCGTGAGCTAGCTTGATATAAACGTGCAATATTCCAGTGGGGCTCAGTTAATTGGACGAGCGTGGTCTTAGGGAGGTTCAGGCCCTCTGAGCCCGCACCGGTAATAAGCATTGTACGTGTTTGATTCGAATTGTAAGATTGAACTTGTCGTGCTCGTTCAGGTTTTGACATCGAGCCTATAATTTGGCTATACGGAATTTGCTTTGTATCTAATGATTTTTTTATTTCCTGTACACCCGCATCTAGATAATTTGAATAGACTAATACTTTACCACCTTTTTTATTTTCTTCTTCAAGATCTCCTAAAATCTTTTGAATTTTTGGATTTTCATGAATTGTCGAACTATAAGGGGAAGTTGTATTTGAAACTTGTCTTAAACCACCAAGATAAGTATTTAAACCTTGCATTTCTTGTTTTGATGGTGGCATATCTTTTTTGATTTTATATGCCAAACTATACGGAACGTGCTTGCGTTCTATATAACTATAAATTTCTTGTTGATGTTTATCCATCGGGACTTTGATAACTTCTTCATTACGCTTGGGCATAAATTTTTGAAATTTATCTTTGTCCTCAACCATAACATATGGATCAAGTTGTTTTTTTAATCCGGCAGGATTTCTTAAAAAACGAACGGAACCAGGCTGTACGCCCTGTACACGAGCTAATAATCCGGGATCAACTTTATGTTCACCATAATATTTTTCATAAAACTTTTGTTTATTAGTTGGTAGAACATGATCTCCTGCCGCAAGATTAACTTGTGGTACAATGTCAAAAGGTTCGTTTACAATTGGTGTAGCTGTCATTACGAGAGCTTTATCATATTTCTCACGTTCGGCCCAAAGTTTTTTATAGGCTTTAGTTTGAGGATTACGAATATATTGGCTTTCGTCTAAAACAAGATTTCTTCCACCCGGTAATGTTTGTGTACGTGCTAAAGCTGCATAGGTTGTCACATGACGAGGTGTAACTTTACCATACGCTTTCTGTTCTTCGTTTTCAAAATTCTTAGTTAACGAAGCTGTACCTACAACAGTAGTATCTTGATCTTTTGTAGAATCAATTGCCTGTCTAGTTTTACCAGAACCTGTTGGAGATACATATAATAAGCCGTGTTGACTTATTTGAAATTTATGTGGAAGAGAAATTGGCATTATAAACCATATACTATTTTTTGATCGGCTAAATGTTTTGTAATTGGATCTAATGGTAACTTTTCACGATGTTTCATATACCATTCTTTGAAAGTAAGTTTTTGTTCTGGGCCCATCCAATTAGCTGCATAGACACCATACCAATCCGCAAGCGATTCTAATCTATATTCGGTCGGAACTTGTTCCATTGGAGTTTGTGATTTATACCAATGGTGTCCGTGAGAATTTGTTCGATAATGATAATCAACCGCTTCACGGAATTGTGGTTTTAAACTTTGATCGCCTAATCTACCGTGTTCTTTATCATAAAACCAATCTCTATAACTTCCCCAAGCTGTTGGACTCATTTTAGACCAATCATGTATAGTTAACGCCATTGTTGGTACACCAAGTTGACGACCTGCTTTAAAGACATAGAATTTATGTTTTGTTAAATACTTACCATAATCCCAATTACGTTTTATATAATCGGCAGAGTCTTCAAGGAAACCGGCGGTTTTTCTTGTGTCAAAACTTAATTGTTTAATACTACGACCACGACGAAGTAATTTGATCGCTTCGTTTTGTTTTCCAGTATTCCAAGCCATTGAACCACGACTATCTAATCTCTTAGCTAAACGCCACAATTGTTCTGGAGTAAGTTTTTTTAAATGTTCGACTTGTTTAGCTGTTAGCTGTTCCATTAAATAGGTTCTCCGTTTGTAATAATTTGTGGAGTTGGTATATCGGTAAAGTAGCCTGAAACTGAAAAAGTATAAATAATATCATCATTTGGCATTTTACGAACTTGCATATCTTGTTCAATAACTACTAATCCTTTTTCAATTGTACGAACTTGTACAACTTCCCAACGACGATTATTTAAATCTACAATAATATCTCTGGCTTCAAAACGAGGATAATGTGTAGTAAAAATTACTGCATCTCCGTCACGCCAGCCGCCCCATAACATCATTTGTTGTCTTTTTGGTGAGGCACTCATCATAGCTTGAAAAGCAATCGGTTGATAAAACCCACCACTAATTCCAGTATCATAACAAGTTGCACAAAAATCTTCAGTACGTCGTTGTAAATATGAATCCCAACAACTTGCACAAGTATCTCCGTAAGTTTTACGCTTTAATGCAACAAATTGTCTACCGCCGTATCTTGACTTAAGTGCTAAATTTTTATATTCCCAAATTCTTCGGCCTATTTTATCAGCACTTTGATCATCTGTTGCTTCAGCAGTCCAAACACCTTCTGAACTTGATGTATTATAAATATAAGCTTTGTACCAAAAATGTCTTTGAGCGTGCGTATGCATTCCTGATACACTTGTATCGCGGTAAGCATATAAACTTGTAAAATCCAAACCTGAAACGACTAACTCCATAGTATTAATGGGTTGACCAAATGTTTCTCCTCGATATAAATCCATACGATATGGACTATAACTTTCAGAAGTATATTCGATTTGCCAATAAATTATAGGAGTTTCGATTTCAAAAGAATTACAAATTAAATGTACACGAAGCATTATTTAAGTCCTCTTAAAATTTGCGCAATTTTAACATTTGATACATCAATTTGTGGGGCCGGAACGTCAATAGGGTTACCTTGTGATTGAACACTGGCTTGAACTGTTACAGCACGGACAGCTTCAAATGCGGATTCCCAAGGAGTTACATAAGTACTATCAACAATAACTTCTAAACGCATTGTTCCCATCTCACCAGCATTTAAAATTCCACGTAATGGTTTAATTGGAACAATTGCTTCTCCATTTACAATGTGTCCTTTAAAAAATAAGTTGAGATTCGATGTTTCTAAAGCAATACGAACACAAGCTTTATCCAATGAAGCTCCGCTAATTTTAATAGAACAACGAAAATTTTCTTGTTTATCTAAATAAAGCTTATACATTTACATTACTCACTGTAACTGAAATTCCACGAGGCTCAGATTTTAAATCTGCATTTTTAATAGTAACTCCAACTGAAGCATTTTTAACTGCTACTGCTTTATGTTCTACTCCATTAATTCTTGCAGCTACCTTAATAACAGGAGCTGATCTTCCAAATACCATAAAACCAAGATTGTGCCCAGGAGAATACGGCTCTTCTACGGGTGGTGGAGGTGTGTAAGTTGGAATTTCTTCTTCTTCAAAATCTAATAATAAACCCTTACTTGCTAAAGTTGTACCATCTTTAGACAGAAAAGCACGAGAAATTAAATCTTCAACAAAACTCATTAGTCCTCCGTTACAGTATACGAAATTAATTCACCATTACCATTATATGTTGCTGAGACTTCATATTGTTTGAAATGATTTAAATCTGCAATACAATCAGTATTTGATTCATACAATCTTATAATAGAAGATACTAATTTACCACTCGAATAAACTTGATCTTTTATTCTGATATTAGATTGTGTAAGCCCCAAAGTATTTTTTACATACTCGCCGGCTTTTAATAAACCGTCGATTTGATAATTCCAAACTCCAGAAGGTATATTTGCAGCGGTAATAGCTGTACTAACTGAAGAAGCGATTTGATTGTAGTCAACATCAGCTGTAATACCACCAGATGCAGTAACCAATTTAGGATCACTTGTTACAACTTGGTTTGTTAAGACATTATATGCACCCAATGTTGCTACGTACGGACTACCACCATCTTCCGTAAATAAATTACCTTCGACGGTTAATCTATGATTTGCTTCATCCGGACGAATTTTCCAATTATTAATTAAAAAGTAACTCGGCGCTAGTACAACAGATCCATATAATGGATCACCTCCTACAACACGAAAAGCCGGTAAATAAACGATATTCATACCGGATACTGCCCACTCTTTCCAATCGGAATAAAGGTCAACTTGTACATCAAGTTGGGTTACGCCGGTATTGCAAATGATGAGCTTATTAGGTCCATCAAATGTAACTTTAGACATTAGGTGTTGCTATAGTTTCTTTCAAGAGTCGATACCAACGAAACAGTATTTGATACACTACGTGAAATGGTTGCAGTAGTACTAACGAATTGTGCTGTGTTTAATCCAATAGCAACAACAGTAACGTTTGCATCCGTTGCTGGAGTACGTCCACCTTGATTATTACTATCATAGTTAAAATCAAAAGTAATACTAGATTGACCACCAATCATTCCTGAAATAGGTGCTGAAATACCACTGACAATAATACCACTAGCAGTTCCATAATCACCCGCAGGATTGGTTGTAAAAAACATTTTATAAATTGCAGAACTGTCATTTACTAAGTTTGTATTAAATGAAATAGTCCCAGCAGCAGTATATGGATAGTTTCTTTTTGTATTTGTTACATCATAAAAATCAATACGGTTTTTATCAGTTGCTTGAATATTATCAATAAACACACCAGATGCTGTAACCAAGGTATCACCAACAAACGTTAATAATGGAGTTGCGGTATCTCCTCGAACGGTACCTGCACCGCCGTCAATATCTGTGGATTGACGAAGTAAATACTGAACTTTTTCATAAATACGTTCAAGAGCCTGCGCATTGCCTGAAATAATAACATTAAAATCATATGCAGTAGAACCCAATGTTCTTTGCTGAGGAGTATTGTAATAAGTTATATTAATTGGAGTCCAAATTAAACCAGTTGCAATAACCGAGTCTGCGTATGTAATTTTTAAATCTGTTGAGTCAGACAGAGGAAAACGATAAACTTGATATGTTAAAGAAGTAACACCGATGTCGCTTAATTGTGAAGTTGCATAAGTTTTACCTTGTTCACGAACATAAGTTCTAAAAAAAGTACGATAATCAAAATTACCGTGATTTGTATCACCCTGAATTTTAATTGCTTGATTTGCAGCACCAGTTAAAACTACATCGGATGGAGTATTACCGATACCAGATTGTAAGTAGTAAATTTGATCACTACTTCCCACAGAACCCAATGTTACAAAACCCATATATTTTTCATAGTATGAACCAGAAACATTGACTGCCCAACCTGCGTCTCGAATTAAATTACGTGTAGTTGTATCATAAAAATCCCACCCATTAATTAATTCGAACTGTTCGGGGGTAATGGCTTCAATTGGAAATGGATATTTAATTAATGTTGCATCACTTTTCCACTCTTCTTTACAAAAAGAATACAAAGCCTGCAGGGTGACACCATCAGTGCTTAAGTTGCCTGCAACAACTAATCTGATTGTTTTTCCTGTTGGATCAAAAATAACTTCTGTAGATTGATTTAGTGAATCAGGATCTGTAATTTTAGCCATTTATTTTACCTTTTAGAGATTAGAGTAGTTTCTATCAAAAACTTGTTGAATTGGAATCGACAAACCTGTCGAACCTAAAGAAATGTTTGTATATCGAATGTATTGATAATCTTGATGATGAATTACAATATCCACAAGAATATCAGTTCCGGTCCAGGTGTAATCGTACGTAAAACTTGTTGAACTGCTTTCAATACCATCTAATTCAGTGATTGTTCCTGCTGAATATATTCTTACTTCACTGTTTACTTGTAAATTGGTTAAACTAAGAGATGTTTGTACAGTTTCGAGAGGGTATAAACAAGTTTCTTGTAAAGTTTGATTTGTTTGTCCAAAGAAATAATAGTAAGTAAGAGCATTTAAGGCATTTGCAGTAATACAAGTCAGTTTAATTTTAGGTTTGAATCCTAACGTCGGAGAAATTCCAGTATAGGTTGCTAAATTAGCTGCCGAATCTGGGAGAAAAGAACTAAAGCCATTACCATCATTTCTATCAATTGCAATTGCACCTGAAATGTTTGCAGTATTTGTACCAGTCTTAGTCGCTGCAACACCATATAATCCAGAATATCCTAGAATATAATATGGCCATTCATAGGTTATACTATCACCTATATTGACTAATTTTAAACTTCCGGTGGAAGTAAACTTAACAGTTCCTGATGTTGTATATGCGGAAGCACTTGGCTCCGTGATAGTTTTCTCATTGAAAACTAATCCAATATATCCGGATGTTCTGGCGGTTGTTCCACCAACAAACATATCATAAAAATGAGTGCCGTATACAGCCTGGTTTGCACCACCGTGAGTGCCGCCCAAAGTCACCATACCTTTATATACAGTATTTTTTGAAATAGCTAAAGTTGGATTTTCTGTATCACTACCACAATTTTCAAATGTATGTCTATCATTAGCATTATTAGTTAGCAAAAATGCGGTAGATGAAGCAGCGAGTCCACTAGCATAAACACGTTGTATAGTTAAATCAACTACTGAGGCAGTAGCATCAATACAATAACCTAAACGACCTCGTCCTAAAAATTGATTAGCTAAAGTTCCAATGTTACGAATAGTTACATTATTAACCTGAGTCAATTCGAACAAGTCTACAGTTGTGGTAGCCATCATTGTTGAATACCCTGGGACTAATTGAACAGTATCAACTAAAATATTAGTTGAGAATCCGTTGAACAGAAAATGATCTAAACCACCCGTAGTACGTTGAGGCATTGTGGTACTTGGCGATAAATCACCAATATATGTGTTATATATATTAACATTATTTGCAGTTGTTAACAATACACGCCCATTCATACTATAACAACCACTCATCAAGACAGTATCGGTTGTAGTAAAGAAATAAGTATTTCTAGCAGTTGAAGTAGTTGCTTGTTTAAAAGATGAAATACAGTTTTTAAATGTAATATTATTACACAAAGTTACCGAAACAACATATATAGCTGTTGATCCGGTTGCTGTAAATGAATTAGACATATTACAATTTTCAAACCATCCACCAGCCTGACATGTTCCTAATGTAATAGCCGGAGCAGTAGCTGCCGGAATAACTGCCTGACCAAAACCAATTCCAGAGAAATATATTGGTGAACCAATTTCAGAAAGGTTCACAGCATTCATAATACCACAATTTCTTAAATCAACTTGATACGCCTGTGATGCATTAATATACATATTGGTATTACATTTATCCATACGTATAACGCCAGCATCAGTTGTTAATGTTTCCCATCGATTTGTCAGTGTAGTATTTAATGAAGGCGTTAACCAGTTTGTTGTGCTATCAACATTAGCAATATGAATATTAGGTACACGAATACGCGCACCAGCAACGGGAATTCCTCCCGGACGATTTTGAACACCACTACCAAAAATAATTTGTGAAGTAGTGTTATTAAAAAATCGTCCCATAACACCACTATAACCAATACCACTATTGTTTATGGACCAATCACAAGCGTAATTACACCATATATCATATGAATTGGAACCTGATGCAGTTTCCACCCAAACTGCAGGACAATAATCGGTGGCATAGTAATTAAAAATTTGATTTGCAGTACCATTCGATACTCCTAATTCAAACCATGCACCACTGACAATAAAAGATCCTAAACGAGGTACAGTCAAAGTGCTTTGACCAGAACAATATACAACTAACCAACCTACAGTATCAGCACCAACAGCAGTACCTGTAGCACCGCCGGGTAGAGTAATCGTTTCACCGTTAATAAATGATCCGGTTGCAGAACGCATTTTCACATAACCCGTACTCGGCATTGCACTACCACCAGCTACAGGCGCACCAGGAATACTAGACCACACGCCTAAATATTCACCAGAAACCAAACTTGTTCCGCCAATAACGCCTGAAGGATATGGATATTGATATCCGGAGATGCTGGGTGGTACGGTACCCGCACCACTTGAATATTGTAACCAACGTACAGTTGTTCCATCTATAAATGCTGTTCCACCATTTACTGAACTTAGCACAACATTTGACCATGCGGCATTATTTTGAGCCCAGATATTATCTGAATTCAATGTTAATACAACACCGCTAATAGTTAAAATATCTGAAGATTGTAAACCCCAGTTTATACTATTATCAAAATTTGAAGTTGTTGCAACTGCAAGATTAGGCATTTATTACCACCACCAATAACCACGTGCCAACTCACTTGGAAACTCACTGTATGCATTATTAATACTACGTTGTGTTTTCCACTGACGAACTTGTTCGCGGTAATTACTTACTAACATATTAAAATAATTTATATAACGACCGTATACTTCATTATCAGTAACTTGTACACCACCTTGATCATTATATGTTAAAACATTACGTGCAGAAAGAATTCCTTTACCAATCAAGACTTGTAAGGTTGCACCAAGTTTAACTAAAGGCCATGGAATTGTTGTTGGTAAATCGTCAAATATGAATGTTGTTTCATAACCCATCATATTGATTTCATTAATTGCATCTTCAATACTATCGTGTAAAAACCAATCACTTGATTCTTCTGAATCTAATAATTCATTTAATTCCGTTGTATCGCCTAAAAAGCGACGCAAACGGTCCACATAAGTTTGGTGTTCGATTGGATAATTTGCCATTATAATAATTCCTGTAAATGTACTAAACCTGTTCCAACAATAGTAATCGGATCAGTCCACAAATCAACATAATCAATACGAATTTGTACAACTGTACTTTCTGGAATCATCCAATAAATCATTCCAGAAATATTTGTATAAGATTTAAAACCTGAATCTTCGGGATTTCCTAAATAACCGCTCGAAGTTGCATAAGACGGCATTGAGAGCACTTTTAAATATCCGGGAATTCCAGAAATAGGAGTTCCATCCGAACGATAAATATACTCATAAAGTTGTACTAAAGCCACAAAAAACTCCTTAAATTTTGAATAGTTTTACTATAATAATATACAAAAATTCACCAAATTGTCAAGATTTGTATAAAGCAAAAGGGCTCGTATTTCTACGAACCCTTGAGGTTAATTAATCATCAAATTAATTAGGTTAACTGACTATCTGTTGGAGCCGCTGTTCCATAGTCTACCCACTTAATTTTTGCTACAGCTTCGATATTACCGATAGCCATACCAATTGTTTCGAGGGCACTCCAGATGATGATATTACGTTTCTTCTCGATGAAGAAGCGAATGTCGCCCATCAGGAAGAACTTGCCAAGGAATTCAGGAGCTGCGAAACCATAAATGGTTCCAGGAGCTACGAGGTTACCCTTGATTGTTGTAATGATTTTCTTACCCATTAATTTAGGATAGGTAAAACCTTCCACAGTAATAGTTGTTGCGAAGTCATTACCAGCGTACTGCGCAGTCCAAAGTAAAATCTTGTTAAAGTCTTGCTGATTCATCAGAATCGTGTCGCACATTAACGGATTTGTACCCAGGGTGTTTGTACCTGCATCTTCCAGAATATCAAACAGTTTGACAAAGTGGGCAGGGTCGATACTACCTGAATAAGTAGCACGGTTTACACCACCGAAGAAGTTTGCTGTGTTAGCAGCAATAGCAACGTCAACTGCTTTAATAAACGCATAGTCTTCTTGATATTGGATATCCTTGATCGTGTTACGTTCAAGAATTTCCATGATTGGCATTTCATATACCATTAACTCTTCTTCAGCCTTTTCGAATTCGTCGGAAGTGATGTTCCAGAATGTTACTTCGAAACGTTCGCCTTCCACATAGAATGTATTTGGCTGACCACGGAAGTTGATAACCATGGCCGTTGAGTCCGGTTCCTTGTCGATGATGCGAACTGGTTGATCGTGATAAACACTTCTCTGCAGTTCAGCAGCAGTTACGTATACAGGAGGAAGGATCTTACGGGCAAAACTAACTTCACGTAGCTTAGTGCGAATATACGCACCAGCTTCAGCTGCGGTTTTTTCTGGCTCGCTAGCTAATTTCTGAAGGAAGAGTTGATTAATTGTTGTGTTTTCTAAACTCATTTTTCCTTCTCCTGTTAAATGCTTTCGATTTCCCATACGCCTGAGTAAGTAACACCCATATGGTCTAACCATGAATGGTAGTTACGAACTTTAGCACAAGGAATGCCGCCTGAATGTAGGTATAAACCTGGTAACGAAATTGTATTAATAGTACATGCTTGTAGTTTACCACGGTTTGCACTACCTGTCATTGGCATTAAATATGTTCCTGGAGTTTTCGCTGTTCCAGTTTCAACCATGTCTGTTAATGCTCTCCATTTACCGAAGAGAGTTGTTACTTTCTTCGTATAAAGAGCATCTGGTGTAAATCCTGCAGTTGGGGCTGACCACGGCATTGTGGTACCTGCTGCACGCTTATTACCTTCTGTCCAGATTACATACACTGGTGAATACGTAGTTGACGCAAAACGCGCCTTCTGTGTATTTTTTGCACCAACTTTGTAACCTTCAGAGTTCTGGTAAATTTCTACCCAACTTCCGATATAACCAGAAGCCAGAACACCGTCGTCTACTGTAACGTCGACTCTTTGCAACATATCAAATGGTGATAAGGGTCTGAACATTATTAGACATCTCCTTTTGTTTAATTGTCTTCAAATAAAAAGTTTTTAAACTGATCTTCAGGTGAACCACCTTGGGAAGGATTAAATTCGGAAACAGTTCCTAGTTTGAAAACTCCGGAATGAGCTAAGTCTAGGGCTTTAGAGATAACTGTTAATTCTTCTTTTGACTTTCCTGAAAATTCAGCAAGTTTAGGTAGGACTTCGTTAGAGGACAGTCTACCACTCTCAATCATTTTGTTTGTAATTTCAAGCGCGATCTTTTGAACTTCTTGCTGTTGTAATAGAGCATTTCGTTCGTCTCTCAAGGTACGCAGAGCTTCAGCAGTTTTGAGCATAAGTTCTTTTTCAGTAAATTCCATATTATGCTCCTTCCATTTGATTCTGCTTATCGTACTGATGCATTAAAGCTGCACCTCCTAGTCCACCTATAATCGCTGCTGTTGCTTTAGGATGTCGGCGAAGTATGCTACCACCCTCTCTAACAGCTTGATTACGTTGTGAAAGATTTTCGTACTCTTTTAGTAAACCTAAACGACGTGTTTCGGATTTTTCACCTTCAATCATTTGTTTAAGTTCACGGGCACTTCTTTCACTTGCCAGAGGCTCTTCGGCATTCGTTGGTGTTGCGACAGTATTTGTCTTTTTACCAAACAATGCTTGTTTATCAATCATTGAACTCATTTCTTCTAAAGTATTTTCATACTTTTCTGCAAATGATTCAATTAACGACGCTAGCTTATCAACATCAGCGTTTGAAATATAATGAGGTGTAGTTTCAGTTGTTGTTGATACTACCGCGCTTGACGTTACATCATCCTCATTTAATAATTCGGCTAACGTCATTTGTTACTCCTTACTGACCTTGAGAAAGGGCCTCTAACTCGCTCCAAACTTCACGTGCAAAGATTTTTGCGGAGTCACGAATTTCCGCTACCTTTTCTTGCTCTTGCTCTTCGGCAATAGCCATATCGATCAATGCTGCAGCCAGTTTTGCTTGATCCTCAGGAGTCCATTGTCCTGGGAATTGTGATTCAAGTTCCTGTGCAGCGAAAGCCGCAAATTTTGAAAGAACTTCAATACGTTCTTTTTCAACCTGCGCTTCAGCTTCTTTAGCCTTTAGGACTTCATACGTTTCTAAAATACCCATTACTGATTACCTCCTGTGAAATAGTGCGCATATAATGCACTTACTACATCATTATGATTAACTGATGCACCTTTTGCAACTGCAGAAGTTGCTGCAGCTTCTTCTTTTGCACGTACCATTTCAGCATTTGTCACTTGACCACTTAATTGGCCACTTGACGGAGCTGCTGAAGGACTTGCAAGAGGACCTACTTCGGTCTTTGTTGCAGGCATTGTTGGATTACCAACCAGTGAATTTAGAATCGCAACTACACGATTAATTTCTGGTGCACCCGCATCTTCTAGAACTGAATTCTGAATACCAGGATTCATTTGCTGGAATTGTGCACGATTTGGCGTAACGCCAGTCGTTGGGTTAAGAGCCAGTTTTTCTGTTGCAATTTTGTTTAATTCATCATAAAATGCGCGGGCGAATACACGACCTTCCGCATCTAATGCTTCTGCAATTTTAGCTTCATCAGTATCAAATGTAGGGGGAGTTGTATCAGTAACGGTAGCTGGTGTTTCAGCAGCTGCCGCTAATTTCTGAACGAAATCTGTTTCAGCTGTACCTGATTTCATCTTATCTAAAATAGCTTCAAGTGTTACAGACATTTTGTAGTCTCCTTTGTTAAAATCTACTTATTAAATATAAACTATTCACAAAAACTGTCAAGTGCTTTTTAGACAATTTTTGTAATATTATCATAAAAATCTTCAAAATCGGGTTGATTTAATCTAAAAAATAGCTCTGAAGATAAATTAGCATATTTTCCAATCGTTTTTTGAGTCGCTTTGACCAATGGGCCACTAGCAGCGAATGCACCAAGAGAAGACATAAGTGGATGTTTTCTAACGAAATCTTGGGCTGTATTAAGTGGAATACCTTGCTGGCGTTTTGTTTCTTGATATCCGGAATATACATAGGTACCCGGAATTGTTAATAAAGCACGTTCTAACCAAAAATTTTTAGAAGCTTGTTTTGTAAAACTATACGCATTGCCACTTGTTTGGTACGATCCCACTCTTTGCTGATCTGGTGAATTTAACATTGTTTGTGCTTTAACTGCACCCCAAGATGCGCCTCCTACTAATAAAGGTAATAGTAATGGATTTTTATATGTAGCTTTTTCTAAGCCGGTTGGTGTTCCATATCCTAAACCTTTAAAAAACTTATTAAAAGCATAGTAAAGTCCTGCCAAAATTCCTAATGTAAATAAAGGATTTTTTACATGTGGATGATCTTCTGGAATTATGTTTGTCGGAGTATAAGATGACTGAGAACCAAATTCTGAGGGTCCTAATGTAGACACCTTTTCTAAACTACGAGCAATAACATTTGGAGCTGTTAAACTATGGGTTGCTGCAACTTTTTCTACTTGCATTAATGCAGTTGAAGTTAACTTGTTAATATCCCAATCGTCGGGCGGATTAAATCGATGTGTATCTAATCTAAAAGTATATTCTGAGTTGTAGAGCTCCTCAGCGAGCTTTTCATCATGATTCTTTAGTATGATATATTGAAAGTCTTTTGGTGTGGGCATGATTTGTGTTGCAGCCATTGCTACAAATAAATCACTTGCACTGACTTTCTTCAGAGACTCGTCCATCCATTCTTTTGGTAAATCTCCTGGAAGATTTTTAGGAATTTCAAGACGGTTGTGTTTGCTTTCAAGCACTGTTGCACTTGAATCTAAATTTGAACCCAAACGTTTATCAATATCACTCTCTTTAAGTTGAGCTTCACGAAGCCAATCTTCTCCGAGCTTTGCTGATAATTGTGGTTCTTCAACTTCAGCAATTTTACGCATCATATATCCACCACGGTCTGCTGGTATAGTTACAAAACTAATATCAAAGAATCTAGGATTCTCATTTACCATTGCAACTTTACGACCGTCTTCGTAGATACGATTCTTTTCTTTTTTAATATGATCACAATACTCATCAGCTTTGCTGGCTTTCTTGTAACAAATAGAACATTTATCCCAAGGAACTTTACAACCCATTGAAACAGCAATTTTTTCATTTTGTTCAATGCGATTTATAATATCCGGAGCTTTTGTTTTATTAACTTCGAGTAATAATTCTACTCGATGCATGTTGGGGTTATAATGTGCAAAACATACTTTACCCAGAGACTTCTCTGGATCTTTATTTTGGTGATGTTTAAACACACCAGCAGTTTCAAATGTTTTATGATAAAGCTCTAATGATTTTTCAGGAAAATAATCTGCATTTTTATTTGAACCCCAATACTCTCCCGCACCCATCGCATTTACTAAAATATAAGATTTGTCTGAACCAGGTTTGATATCTTTAATAGCTTCCTGCATTTCATTTGAAATCTCAGCTGTTTTAGTTAGCGGGGCATTAAAATCAATTAGCTCGATTTGACGATCTTGTGGATCCAAATCGTATTCTATACGTTTGATCATTATGAATAAATTCCGACAATTTGTTTTTTACCTGACTCACCTAAGAATTCTGATAAATTGCGTCCGAAAGGACTACCACTGTGAATATCAGATTTTTTGTGTTGAATTTCAACAACAGTTTTAATTGCTTCAACCGGGTATCCACCATAAATATCCATCTTCATTGCCTGATATACAGCAGTTCCTGCTACAAGCGGATCTTTAGCCATATCAGGAGCGAAGTTCCACAATGTGTTAAAAAATGTACGTACGCGTTGTGGATCTTCAAGTTGTAATTTAGGATGAATCTTAAGCATTTCTTCAAATGCTCTCTGTTGAAATAAATCTTGAGTTTTTGAGCTAATAGCGCTGATACCACCTTCAATTGCAGAACCACCGGCAACAAATCCTGCGCCTAATAATAAGCCTTTGCCTAATGACCCCCAAGGACGAGCTTTTAATATTTCACGATCTTTTAAAATCTTTTCACTTTTATCGGCACCAATTAATTTTGCTTGCTCAGCAAATTGATTATCAGATAATGTTTTTCCGGGTTCAATAATTTGGTATCCACGACCTTTTAGATAATCCGTGGACATTTGTGTAACATTTCTTTTACGCTGTTGTTGTGCAATCAATCTTTCAATTGGAGCAACTTTAGCAGAATTTTCAACAGATTTTGCACCACGTAAAACTTTTTCAGCAGCCATGGCGTGCTCGCCTTGAGCAATCAAAGCTTCGATATCTTTTAAAAAATTTTTTGTTAATATGGATGGCATATTAGTTAACCTTATTTATAGCTGGATTTTGTAATGTAAGAGGACTGTTTTGCATTTGTGTTTTTGTCTTATGATGTTCATGTAGAGTTAAAGCCCCTGCCGCAGCAACAGGCACACCGATACCCAATCCAAGTCCCAAAGAGGGTCTAAATCCAGAAGCAATCTTTTGATGGGCTGCACCAGGATTTTGTTTAGCTGTTTCGTATTCCGTTAATAGGGCACCTAATTTCTCAACTTCTTTATAAAACCAATGATTTTTATTTATCACTCCAGCAACTTTACTGGTGGATTCTAATTTTGGTAATTGAGCACATAAATATTCTGCAACTTTAGGTTGAGAACTTAAAGCTGTTTTAAAGACCGCTTCTAATTCTTCGTATTTCCCTGATTTTGATAAAATATCTTGTTTAGCCAAATCAACTAAATAATTTGCTTGCTTTTCTACTGCGAATCCAATTTCATAAATTGAGTTTTGATGTAGTTTAGCTTGAGCCTGTTCGTGTAACTTCTTAAACTGTTCTGCGTACTTGCCTTGAAGCGGGGGTTCAGTGTTTTTAGCTGTTTCACGAATTGATGCTGTTTTATCTAATTCTTCTTTAGCCTGGCTAGGAGCTGGAATATAATTCGTTTGTGGAGGTAAAAAATAATCGCTATATTTTGGCAAATACGGAATTAACGAAGCTGTTTTAGTTGCTTCGTTTCTACGGCTTGCAATCTTCTTAACATCCGCCGTATCAAATTCAATATAACGATCCTCCGGTTTTGCCGAATTAAATAAATTCAAATAAACCTGCGTATTTGCTTCTTCAACAACACGCTGAGTTTGTTCATAATTTAAATTTCGCTCTTCAGCCATTTTTAGAATGACATCATTCAGCGACGTTTTGTCTTTTAAATAAGTGCTGGCAGCTGTTTTGGCCAGCATCTCGATTTCATAGGAAGTGATCATTTATTTATCCTTAAACTTACCTTAGTAATATACAAAATTTTGTAAAAAATGTCAAGAATTTTTAGTTTAGATAGGCAATTAATTGAGAAATAGAAGCAGTTTTTCTCAATCTCTTAACCCCTTGGGAGTGCATTAACGTCTGTAAACGGGCGTGAGCTTTTTCCTTTTGAAATTCTAACCCAGCAATAGTACCTTGTAGAGCTTCCGGTCTTTCTGGTATTGCCCCCGTTGGATTATTTTTAATAGAATCTATAATACGTTGATTACTACTAATAGAGCTTTGTAAATCTGTCATCTGACCAGTTATTGATCTTTTAGTAGCTCCTTGAGGCATCATCTTTGAACGCTCGCTTTGGCTTCTACCCCAAGGCTCGGGTTGAATGTGACTGCCTTCTCGGCGAAAGACATCTAAAATACGAGCTCGTTCAGCTTCTGAAGGAGCATCTAAAAGCTTCGTAAAATCACCCGAAGGCATTTGAAATTTAACTATTTGAGGCATAAGAATATATGTAAAAGGAGATAAATATGAACGGCCCATCACTGGACAGTATCATCATTGTTTTGATTCCATTACCGTTACCGGTAGAAATTGCCATTTCGAAACTTGCGAATAAACTGAATCCTAATCCGCTAAAGGTTTAGCGGATTTTTTAATATAAACCTTCATTTGGATCACTGAATTCGTGTGAATAACGAATACGAGAAGGTAGATCCATTTCAGCTAATAATGTAGCATATAAAATAGAATGTAAACTATCATCGGGATCCGTGTTTACATATTTGATTTTAGTATTATCCATATTATATTCAATACCAGTTGCTAAGAAATCCTGTGCAAAAGGCTCGAAGTCTTCCCAACACGGGAAAATAAATTTTCCATGTTTTATTTTTGAGAAGAATTCAGTCATAACACGTAAACGAGATGTTGTGTAAATAGATAATTTTGGATTATATTTTACACGTTCTTTTTGAGTACTATGAAAGAATGGAACTAAATTCGAATCTCCAATATGAGCTTTAATTTCGGAGTTACTAGCTTCACCCAAACCATAGTCGGCACCAATTAAACGTGCTCTAAAATGATTAAACTGTTGAGGAACATCCAAATGAATATGATGAAAATCAGCTTCTTTACCCATATATTTTTTTATATATAAAACTTTAATTCTTCCATCATCTTGTGGTTGAATTGCGGATAAAACTGTAAAACTATTTTCACTATTCACTGGACCGTAATCGATTCCAAGATATATTGGTCCGTTTGCAAAGTCATCCTCAGTTAAATCGTGACGCATCGGACCTCCAGTACAACACGCTTGAATTTCTTCTTCAGTAATTGGTGTTACGCCTGGGTCATATGCAAGACCAAGAACTTCATTGAAAAACAGAGCTCTTGCTTCATTTTCATATTTGAAGATAATATCTTTCTGCCAGTTAACCCACGGAGCACCAGCAAATTGTAGAGCACAAACTCTAAAACCTTCTAATGGTGCAGACTCTGGACCAGTACGTACCCAACAACCATTACGAGGATCCATGTAAGATCCACAGTAACGACAAATTAATCCGGTCTTACCAATATTCTGATCATCTAAATAATTATGTTTGCTACAAGCTGGACACTTTACAAACCATTCATTACGTGTGCTATGCTTCCAATAATATGCAAGTGTTCCTCGCGATAATTTTGGAGTTCCTGTGAACATTCTACGTTTATACATAGAACGTGACATACCTTGTTCAATAACCGGAATAAGATCCATAACCATATCTTGACATTCGTCGACAAGTAAATGATCAAATGAATATCCTCTCAGACGGTCAGCTGTAAGTAAGGCATAACGTACATAAATTTTACTATGATTCAGCAATTGTTTCGTCCAAACGTTTTGAATTAAGCTTGAACTAAGATAATGCTTTTTAACAAATGGTGAACCTTCGAGAAAAGGTGCAACCCTGTCATGAGACCAAACACGGGCCTGTTCAACTGTCGGTGCCACGTACATTGTACGATAACCTGGTGTAGTACAACTATGCGCAACAGTTAAAGCTGCCGCAGTTGTGGATTTTGAAGTCTGTCGAGAAAATTGTAAAACGATATCTGGCGCATCTAAATTAAATATAGTGCGCATATGTGGATAATCTCTTAGCGAGTATTGAGTACCGTTAAGCTGAAGGGTGCTCTCCGCGAACTCGCTCCTCGACAGCTTTATCACTTTCTTTTGGTTCTTCAACTGTAGTAATTGTTGCATTTGATAAACTTTCTAATTGATCTAAAGATATAATATCCATACGTGAATCTCCACCACTATTTACATATGTGGGTAAGTCTATTAAAATATCCTCAGGAGCTACGATGTTTGAACTAGCTTTCATAGATTGAACTTGGAATACTAATGAACCGAATAAATCTTTTTTATCAATATCTTCGGAATCAATTTTTCCAATACGTTCTTCTACTTTCAATAACAAACCAGCCCATTTTTGAGCTTCCGTTGGATCATTGAGATTTAATTGTTCCTTATAATTATAGTAACAATCGACTCCAATATCACGTAACATTGCATCAAAAGATTTATCTGGTGCAAGACCCATTTTCCAAAGAAGCATATTTTTATCGCCTTGCATAGCGTAACTGTATTGTTTCTTTAAATGTCGATCTTGTACATTTGCAATAAATTCTTGTTTATCAGCATATTTAAATTGTGAAAAGTCTGCGAAATAATGCACAAACATTCTCACATCTTCTGATGCATAATTATAATTATATCTAGCATTAATAATTAATTCAATATCCTCATCTTGAATGTTACCCAATGAAAGAGTTGTGATTAACTTTCTCATATGTGGATCTTCAATAATTCTAAAAGCTCCCTCTATACCAATAGGCTGCATTGGTAGAGCTAAAGGATATTGTCCAGGATCTGATTCTAAATAATAAACCACTAAATGATATAGATCCATTGTTAACAACGCATCAAAGTCTGGGCGTTGTTTATCGAATAGTGGGAACATACCTTTTAATTGTTTTTGATAAGCTGCAATTGTAGCAGTATCAGGTATGTCGAAGGAATATAATTGACATTCTTCTGAAATCTCTTTAACTGAACGACCAACTAAAAGATTGCTCATTATATATCTTCGGTGTGGGTATAAAATTTCTTTTTGTAATGATTTAGCCATTATGTTTTTCTTCGTCTTTAAATAAAAATTTGTGTGCTAACGGATGTTCAGTACGTGCTAATCCATATAATCCTACATCTATTAAAGCATTACCTGCTGCCAGACTTAAAGGGGTTACGACTGATCTGAGTTGTCCTTTATTCTTTCCATATTGTGAAGAGAACATTAAACGATGCGCTAATCCACCTAAACCACCAGTTACTGCACCGACTGTAGTTACATTTAAAAGATCTTTGGCTGTTGTTTCAGAATGAGGATCATTTGGTTCTTTTAAACCTTTACTAACTGCATTAACAATACCTGGTACTACTGTTGCTGTAAATAAAGCTTTTTCTGGTGCAGTTAATTTTAAACTCGCACGTTTTCCAATTTCACGGTGTGTTATAGGACTATGTTGTTTTTGAATAGCTTGTGCTTGTGGAGTACTATTCATGCCTGAAGTACGTGATGTTTTACCATCCCCTAAAATTGGAGTTTCCAAAATTTTAGCCATTGGGCCACGCGTACCTTCGATCATAGGTTTCATACTTGTGATCTCGGCTTGACCTTTTAACAAGGAAGTTAATCCTGTCGCAAATTTGTATAGAAGTAAGTTCATGGTATAAGTTTGTAATACTATTAAGGAGTATTTATGAAAATTAGTTTAAAAAATTTAGCAATTGATGTTGCTGTAGGTGCTGTTCAAATTGCAGCAGACACCATTAATAATGATGAAGCTACTACAGTTAATTTGAATGTCTCTACTGAAAAAGTAAGTGCGTCGACTGTATTGGATATTAAAAAGACTGAAGAGTCTAAATAGTTTTAGCGGAAATTACTTTCCGCTTTTTTTATCTATTCATATCAACTTTTTGTGGTTTAAGTTTAGATGCACCGTAAGCTATTGCACTAGCACCTACTGCAGCTAATCCCAATCCTTTTAAACGAGCTTTGCGTGTATTAGATTTAACATACCCATGAATAACGTCTTTTAATTTGCCCGTACCTTCAAGGAAATTCATATACTGTTGTTGAGAACGCGTAACAGACGCATCAGCTAATTCTTGATATTTTTTAGGATCTTTTAATACACCAACAATATCTTCTGCAGTTTGAGCTTTTAACATACCAGGCTGTTTTAAAGCGTACTCGATATTACCACGATTCCAATCATCCATATACTGATGATCATTCCAATTCACACCAAGTTCTTTTAATTTGGTTTCTTGTCTATGAGCAATTCCACCAGGTGTAACTTTTCCAGGCGTTGCTCCCCAATGTTCAGGAATGGCTTGTACATTTCGTTGAGCCAAAGATTCACCAATATTGCTTGTACCGGTTGATCCCCAGTTTATATGTGAAATACCTTGAATTGCGTTGTATTCTTTTTGTGGTAATTTACCTAAAGAAACAACACTAGTACCATGTAATAATTTTTCTTGTTCACTACCTTTTGCACCGGCCATTAATGCAACGACGCTATATTCATTATGTAAATTATGAGCCTTTAAAGCATCATGAAGCTCTCTTGCACGTAATGCAACATAATCACCACGTCCCGAACCAGACACTGTTAATAATTTTTTACCACGTAGTCCTTGAATTGAAGCTTTTTGACTTTCCTCAACACTATTCATTAAACCAGCTAAAGTTTGTTCTGATGTTGGAGGAAAAGCATTTTGTGTTACAACCTGCTTATTTAAAGCTGGAGCCATATGTTCTGAAACTTGATGAATTCTAGCTTTTGGATCATCTAACTTAAATTTTTCTTTTGTATGTGGACCATATGATAAAATAATGTTCTTGCCAGCTTTATCGTGTTTACGACCAAAAGCTGCGCTACCACGTTGTAAAGAAGAATCAACCATGTCGGTTTGATATCTCAGCACACCTTCGGTTTTAAAAGTACGTGGAAGATTATAATGATGTGTTGCTTTAGTTGGATCAAACCAAGGATTATTGGGATCAATAGTATACGCTCCCAAACCTGTGTCAATAATAGTATTATATCTTTTGGTTGGACTTCTAAATATACCATGCGAATCGCGTTCTAAAGTTTCAATTTTGTAATCTTTAAAACGCGCATCTTCCTCTAATAAAGATTTAATTGCCTTACCAGGAGAACTATGTCCTTGTCCAATCCAAGGCATTGTACCATATGTGATACCAATTGTCTTCGAGGGATTTAAAGTTCTTTTAGTTCCTTCAACTGCAGCTAATGCACCACCTGCTGCAACGGTTGCTCCGGCAGCTGTTGAAAGATCTTCACGAACTCTTTCTTTCTTTTGAGCTTCTTTCTTTTTATAATTCTGGACTGCTTGTGTTTCAACATTATGTAGTTTTTGATTTATAAAAGGAATGGTTGTTAAAGCAGCTGTGGCTAAAGCGCCAGCACCAGCTAAGAATTTTGTACGAGGAGCCCACTTTTTAATAGTAGGTTCTAAATTACTCATATAAACTTCTGGTAAACTAATTGCTTGACGTTGATTTCCAGAAACACGAACACCTTCACCAATTTGAGTTCTATGGCCGGATGTTCCTAAAAGTCCCTTTTCAGTATATTCTAATGCTTTGCTTGTACTTGGACCTTGTTCACGTAGAACTGTTAATTTTTCAGGAATAGTTAAATCTTTAGAATGAATTAGCTCTTTAATTTGTGGAGTAAAAACTTCTGAGTTATTCCATTGATGTGAAAAATCGTGAGTAATACCTTTTTCAAGCATATGACCACGAGCTTCATTCAAACTAATTTTTTTATCTGTAAAAAATTTATAATGCTCAATTGCTTTTTTCGCAGCTTGAACTTTCCCCGGATCTCCAGCACCAAACATTCCTTTTACAAGTGTAGGTGCATTATGTACTGCATGAAATCCTTGCATGATTTTTCCACCAGGGATTCCTAAAACAGTACTACGTGCTACATTGCGTCCACCCTTAATATAAGTATCAATTGCATCAGCAGCTTCAGTCACAGTTAGTTGTGGCTTAGATGCCGCTATCTGTGCATGAGGTACCATTGATTCTTGCCATGCTATGCCCTTAGTTAATATTTTATTCATATCACTATGAGCCTTAGCAGCCAAGAGTGTTCCTGTGCCAACTGCTGCTGCAGGAGCAAAATCACGAAGTTCTACTTTATCTTTTTGTTTCTTCTTTTCCATGAGACATTCTATAATTATGATACTTTTGTGCCATCAAAGGAGTCAATGTTCCGGCGATTGCTAATGGGCCTAAAATACTTGCATAGGTCATTCCAGCATGTCTTAAATTTTTTCCAGCTTCAGGAATATAATGTGATGGTGCTCCTAATGCTTTTAAATCTTTCATTGCATTGTGACTGGCTTTCCATTCACTATATAATGTCGGACCAAAAGCAGTTGCAGCTACCCCGGCAGCATATGCAGTTGATTTACCAATGTCTTGTCCTTCTGAATCTTTAAAAGTCTTTCGAGACATATAATAAAGAGGTAGAGACCCAAGTGCTAAAGGTAATCGTAATTTTTGAATACTTAAACCTTTTAGATTTTGTTTATGGTGCCCAAGTTCGTGCAATAAAATTTCAGGAGGTTCTTTAGATGATTGTAAACCAATAAAAGGTTTTACCGGATCATGTCCTTCTGGTACTAATTTTTTACCAAGTAATTTCCCTAATTGTCCGCCAGGATAATAAAAACTACTGTGCATCGAAGCAATCTGTGGGTGCTGTTCTCCAGCATACACTGGTAATTGATGTTTCTCATTTATATGTGAAATTAATTTTGAAACAGGTACTTCAGGTACATCACGACGCATTACAATTTTATCATAATGTTTTTTAGCACTTAAACCTCCAACAATTAATGCAGGAGTTGTAGTTACAGCTTCAGAAACACCATAAGATTGTTCTGCTTTATTTTGTTTATAACGTTTAGTTAATTTATCCATTTAAGTTTCTCAAACATCTCATCATCAATAATTTTTTCTTTTTTACTAGCTGAACTATTACGATATTTGTCCATTAGTTTATTGTGTTTGTTTTTTTGATGATGTTGAATACCTTCTAAACCGGCACCTAGAATAGCACCACCTAAACCTGCACCAATCATTGGTGAATATTGTTTTCCAGTAACCATACGCGTTACTGCAGCACTACCACCACCCAATAATAAACTTGTAGTTAAATAATCTTTAAACGTAGTTTTTTTATGTTCACCAGATTCTAAATATTCTTTATAAGCTTTACGAATCTGTGGCACTTCTAAACCACCTTGATACAACATCGGTAAATTAATAGGATATTTATTTTCTATTTTATCTGATGCGAACTTTGCGCGTTCTTCAATACGACGTTGCTCCTTAGTTTTGTGTTTTGCTGTTGCTAATACAGCAGTACCAGCTGCCATAACAGCAAGTGCAGATGCACCTGTTCCATAAGGATGTTTACTTAAAAACTCACGAAGTTGTTGAATTTTAGTTGAATTTTTTGGTGCTTCGTGTAAAGGATTATAACCGTGGTTTTTTGTTGCTGTTTCTACAGTGTTTGCAGTTGATGTCGCAGATGTATTTTCTGGCAATGTCGTCATTGGAGGCGGCGGCATTTCAGTTGACTTGGAATTACTAATGTGAGAATGATCTTGAACAATAGGCTCAGGTTGAGTTGGTTGAGTTGGTTGAGTTGACTTATTCTTTTTACCTTTACCCTTACCAATATTAGTAACCGCCTGTGCAGTTAACGCTTGCGTTGCCGCTGTTGGATTAGTATTCCACAGTTTTTGTAATGCAGAAGTTTCAGATTTTTGATTTGGTATAACTCGATCTGTCGCATTCATTGGACCAGTCGGAATAATAGGAATGTTACGTTGTTCACGCAACGCCAATTCCGGCTTTGGAGCATTAGTCAAACCTTTAGCAAAGACACGTGATTGTGTAGCCCTGGGTCTACTACCACGCGTATTTGATACATCTTTAGCTTCTTTAAAAAGTTCACTTAACTTCATCATTACGCTCCCGCGTATGTCGCTGCCTCAGCTACGGATTTTGTTTTTGTTGCTTTACTGAAAATAGGAGCAATTTTCTGACGCATAAATTTTGGACCAACAAGCGCGGCAGTACCTGCGGATAAAGCTCCACCAAGCACCGCACCACGAGCAGCACCTTCAGCACCATCACCAACAGCACCTCCGGCTGCACCTAATGCAGCACCAGCTATACCAGTTGCAATAGTAGGATGTTTAACTGCCATATTGCCGATTGATCTAAGAACGCCGGCTTCTTTTAATAAACTTGCAATTGCAAGACTAATTGTGGAAATTTTTTCCATTTATAATACCTCTAACATGTGTTTTACTATTTCACTTCTTTGCACATCATGTGCTTTTAAATCTATAACAGAAATACCTTCAACTAGTTTAAGTTTTTTTCCAAGACCGATAATACCCGAATCTTTTGGATTTGGTAAATCGACTTGTGTAGGATCTGCTGTTAATACCATTTTTGAATTTTCACCTAAACGTGTTAAAAACATTTTGATTTGATTATACGTTGCATTTTGAAATTCATCACCTACGATGAAACAATTGTCAAATGTACGTCCACGCATATAAGCTAAAGGACAAACTTCAATATCACCACGAATTAATAACTCACGTACAATCGGTCTTGGTAAACATTTTTCTAAACAATCATAAAGTGATTTTAAGTGTGGGTCTACTTTTTCTAAAATATTACCTGGCAAAAAACCTAATTGTTCGCCGGCTTCCAAAATTGGTTTTGTTAAAATTATTTTTGTTACTTCACCATCAAATAAAGCCTTTGCAGCTGCAAATGCTGCTAAAAGAGTTTTTCCTGAACCAGCAGGACCTGTACATAAAACTACACTAGATTCTAAAATTGAGTTTAAATATTCTGACTGATTTACGGTACGTGGTTTAATAATCTTTAATATTGGTTCTTTTTCTTGTGTATGGCTAGAGCCATTTCCATTTCCATTACTATTACGAGTTTTTTTAAGTTTTGTTGCCATATTATCTATTTGAAGTTGGAGGAACTGTACTTAACCACAGAGTATCTCCTGTGGCATCTGTTATAAATGCACGTCCATAAGAATCAAGACTGTAATGAGTTGTTTGTTGAACTGATTTTTTATTAGGAAGAATATAATCTGTTACGACACGAACTCCTCCTAAAAGAGTTACACATAAAATTAAAACCCAAATGGCTTTATTTAGCTTATCTGCTACAGCTTTTAATAAAGATGTATTTTCTTTTAAAGAAGCGGCCAGCTTACTTTGTTCATTAGTTATATCAAGTTGTTTTTCAACAATAGCACGACGCACAACTTCTTCAACCAAATCTTCTTTTACATATTCTTTAACACCTGATAGTTCTATTTTAATATCCTTCAGCGGTTCTAAATTACTGTTTATTTGTTCTAATAGTTGAATAAGTTTAACATTGGACTGTACTAAAGCATTTACATCAGAAGCAGTTAAAGAACCATCAGCTAAAACTGGAAGATCTGATTTAACGGTTGTTTGCATTGACAATTATTTCCTTTTTGTTAATAAGTTCGTCTAATTTGGAATTTAATTGTGCGGTGGTTGTTCGAATATTATATATAATCGGAGACAAGTCTCTAGCACAAATTACAATGTGTCCGTTATTAGGATAGATTTGAAGGTCTACAAATTTAAAGTCCTCGCGATGTAAGCATTTGAATTTGTATTCCGATATATGTTTTTTTGTTTTAGTTTTTGAAACTTCGATAATTAGAGGGATCAACTCATAAAAAGCATGACACTGATTTAATTCATTGGACTCTTCTAATGCTTGTACTGCACATTGACCCAAACAATTGGTTTTCATACGATTGTTGGAATATTGAACAAGAACTTTTGAATCCTTGACTTCCACAACCATATACCAATCTTCGGATCGTTCTAAAACTTGTATAAGATCTTCTTTAGTTAACATTTTAATACTCAATTTAGGGAATAAGATAATGTAAGTAAGAAAGCGAAATCTGCATGTCTACAAATGAGATAATCACTTTTCTTGCTTACCTGCACATTGGAGAGAATAGGAAGCGACGGGCGAATCGCAGTACGAAATCTCTGATGTGCTTTGTTCACAAAGCAGCTTTAGATAACTTTGGGCTGATTGGAAACAGTTAGCCCAATTTTTAAATTCTGTAAAAAGTTGTGTATAACTTGTGGTGGAATGAAATGAGTTAAATGGGTACTTTGATCAGTTTCGTCATCTACAATCATTGAAGTTGTAATACCAACTAAAACATACTGATTGTTCAATTCCATAAAAACTCCGCCGCCCGAATTACCAACTAAAATTTTGGCATCTGTCATCCAATAAAATCCGTAATCTATTTCTTCTTTTTTGTATGTAATGATGCCACGAGTTGGTAATGGTTCATGACCAAAACTAGCTCCAATAACATACACTTCATCAAAAACTTCTGGAACATCTGCTTTAGATATATCTATTAAATTTGCTGAGTATTTATATTTATCTTTTTTCAATTTTAAAAGAGCAATATCCTGAGCCTCATCATAAGCATAAATATCGGCAGGATATCCAACGGGTTTTTTCTTTTGTGAATTAAAGACTTCACAAGTCACTGTATGTCTAACTTCTTTTACTTGATTAGGAGTTCCTACGATAGTAATCGAATCTTTTAAACAATGAAATACAGTTAAAATAAATGTGTCGGATATAAAGACACCGCTTCCAGAACCGGCGGGGGTTACCACCCGGCAAACTGGATAAAGCATTGAAGTGATTTTGGATGCGGCCATTTCTCCTGCTTCTGGTATAAGGTGTTAAGTATTACGGGACTTTAGGTTTCTTTACAACTACATTATCGGAAATATCGTGCTGTCTGGAACTAGTAGTTAACTTAGTTTTAGAAACAACGTTATCTTTACGGGTTTTAACGTCTAAAGTTGGAAAACCCCCGAGTTTCTGTAATTCATCTTTAAAGCCTGACCAAAAATGTATAGTATTCATAATGAAAATATAATAAAAAAACGAAAACTGGCAAGTAGGCAAGGCAGCCCAGGGTGCCACGCCATTTGGGGCATAAGAATATAGTAAAGGATCCTTGGAGATCCATTTCCCTGTGTGGTTAATTGTGCTATAAATTTATAACTATCATGACACTAAACGACATATTAGTAATAATCACTAAAATCGAAGAAAACTTCAAATTTGAAGGCGGGTCTGTTGATTTTATCAGTGATTTTCGTACCAAAGTTTCCGAATTACAGGAAACTCATTATCAAGAAGGCGGACAATCTGCGCTTTCTAATAACTCTTATCCAACCAGTCCCGGTATCGGCATAAATGCTGTTGGTGTTCCTGGTGGAGTAACTATTTTTACTGTTGGTGGAGGCGGACCTGTTGGTCCTGGACCTATGTCTTTCGGAATACCTCGTCCTGACCCAAATGAAGCTTTAGGCCCACAAGCTGAAGCTGAAGCAAACAAATTAATTGATTGGTTAAAACTCGAAGGAAAATTATAATGTTTGGTTTAAGAAAAAAAGCCAGATCAGAATCCGTAGCGGTAAAACCGCTTGAAACTGTAGAAGTTGCAGAAGAAATATCTCCTCTGCCTAAAAAATTAACATTGGCAGATGTTGAACAAATTGAAGAAAATATTGTAAAGCTATCGCAAAAGGCTGAACGTATTCAGAAAAAGATAAATGATCTTTTACCAATTGAATATCAATTTTCTGAAAAGTTAAAGCAACAGTATACTGAAACAATGTTTGAAAAAAATCGATTAATTACTCGTTTAAAGTATACCGAGTATGATCTCTTTGATATTAGTATACTAGAACTTCGTGACGAAAACAACATGCCTCGTTTTGCTCCCTTTGCAGTAAAAGGTCCAGGACACACACCCTATGGAATTTTTTGTACCTATCCGGGAGCTCAACTTAGTGGGGATAATAGTTTTTATGTATCGTATTAT